TTTCAGGCGCTTGCCGGGGCAGGCAGTTTGCGCGGCTATTACTCCACTGGCATGTTGCTGCAGCGTCCTGACGAGGCGCGCACCACTCGGCAATTGATTTATGAGCTGCGCAACGGTGCTGCCATTCCCAATAAGTTTGTTGACAAGGTTGACGATGAATGGCGACAAGTCGATGTCAATGATCGTCTGGTCCTGAAGGAGTACGGTGAGCGCCTTGATGCAGAGCGACGCCGCAAACGGGATGCCATTTTGCAGATCCTGTTTGAGGAGGCAGCTCAGGGTCGCGGCTACACCGGCAATCAATTCGCAGAGACCTTCGAGGGCAAGGCGGGTCTTGGCGGCGAGCGCACCATTCGCGAGCGTCTCTCGGTCCTGTCCACCCAGGGCTACATCAAGTATTTCCGTAATGGCAAGGACTACGGTCTGCCGTCCTGTGGCCGCAGCAAGTTCGGCTATTTGTGTGTCGAAGGCATGTTCTTGAACATGCCGGGCGACACGCCTGACCCACTCACTGGCGAGTTGCCTATTCGGGCGCTCGCAGTGCTTCCCACCCACTACAAATGCCCGCAATCCGGGGCTGCAATGCCCGTTGAGAACCCGGATGTGTGGGTTTACCAAGACGACATCACCGACCCTAAGGAGTCCACATGAATCCGTGCGCGCAAGTTGGCAAAACCGCTGCCAACTGGAACCCCACTTTTGCCAACTGGGCTCAGTTGGCAGACCACTGCCAACTTCATTCCTTTAAAAATCAACAGCTTATCCCGAAGTTGGCAAAGCTGGCAGTTGGCAAGACTGCCAACTTGCCAACTCGCGCAAACCCGCATGCCTATTGGGTTTTGGGGGATATTGCAGTTGGCGAAAACTCTCCCTCCTACTACGTAGGAGAGGGAACAGCAGTTCCCTCTGACCTACGTGGGAGTGTTGATGTGGATGGACGTACGGCCCGATCGACGCGACTGGTTGTGCTGGCCCTAGACCTGGGCACCACCACGGGTTGGGCATTGCGTTCACGCGACGGGCAGATCGCACATGGCTTTGTGAACTTCAAACCCCAACGCTTTGAAGGAGGTGGCATGCGCTACCTGCGGTTCAAGCGCTGGCTCTCAGAGATCACAGGCGCGGTCGGTGAAATCCATTCGGTCTATTTTGAGGAGGTGCGTCGGCACAGCGGTGTCGATGCCGCCCACGTCTACGGGGGCCTCATGGCCACGCTCACGACCTGGTGCGAGCACCACAACGTGCCATACCAGGGCATCCCTGTGGGCACGATCAAGAAGCACGCCACGGGCAAAGGCAACGCTGGAAAGGCAGAGGTCATTACGGCCATGCGTGCGAAAGGTCACCCGGTCACCGACGACAACGAAGCAGATGCTCTGGCCCTGTTGGGTTGGGCGATCGATACACAGGAGCTTTGACATGAAGATCACACCCCATCGTTACCAATGCCCGCTGGGTCGCTTGCAGCCACAGGTTGCAGACCTGGATGAGATCAAACGCACGGGATGGCGCGAGCAGCACATCCTGGTGGTCAGCGAGACGGACTCGCGCCTGGACTTCGTCGAGCAGGCGTTTGTCAAACGGATCGGTGAGCGGCTGTTTGGTCAGAGGGGCAAGCGCAATGGCTAACACCAAGACAAACTGGACTCCCGATGACGTGGCCAACCGCTTTGAGGAGGCTGCGAGCACAGCACGTCGCTTGCCACCCGTTCGTGTGCAGGGTTACTTCACCCTCTGGCCCACAGTGGTGCGTTCAGAGTGGGAACGCATGTCGGCAGATGAGCAACCCAAGATGCACTTCCAACCCAGTCCGAGTGAGGTCGATGCCATGCTTGAGGTCATGCACTGGGTTCAGTGGCTGGAGGTTGAGCAGCGTCACCTCGTGTGGATGCGAGCCAAGCGCTACGGCTGGCGCGAGATCAGCATTCGCTTTGGCTGCTGCACCAAGACAGCACAACGCAGGTGGGCACAGTCACTTCAGCGCGTAACCGAGCAACTCAACAGTGCCTTGAAGGTTCGTGCGTAAGTTTGAAGGGAATTGATAAGTGGGTAGAACAGACGCCAACCTTAGACAGCCGATACGGATTCACCTTCAAAAAGGGGTGTCGCATTTCACAGGCCATTGCCCTACATTTACGGCTATGGTTGCGAGAGGTCTGAGAAATCAGATGGCCTGTCAGATTTCGACGGGTCCTCCCTCGCCAAAATGCAATGCGGGGGGAGCGAGCGCAAGAGTCCCCTAGCGACAGAGTGCAAACCCAGGTTTGCAGGGTTTGCAGGGTTGCACCCCACACTGCACCGCAGGCTCATCCAGTTTCCGTTCGACCCGCCCACGGCTAATGCTGTCGGCGGGTTTTCCACTTTGAGGATTCCTCTTTTGAAAACGCTCAACGTCGAGTACCGAAAGGTCGAGGCGCTCATCCCGTACGCCCGCAATCCGCGCACGCACAGCGAGGCTCAAGTGGCCAAGATCGCAGCCAGCATCGTGGAGTTTGGCTGGACCAATCCGGTGTTGGTCGATGGTGAGAACGGTGTGATTGCAGGCCATGGCCGACTGGCGGCTGCCCGCAAGCTCGGACTGATTGAGGTGCCGGTCATTGAACTGGCACACCTGTCGCCCAACCAAAAGCGCGCGTACGTGATCTCTGACAACCGACTGGCACTCGATGCGGGTTGGGATGAGGAGTTGCTGGGGCTGGAGCTTGCAGAACTGACCGAGGCAGGATTCGACCTAGCGTTAACAGGTTTTGACGATGTCGAACTGGACACCATGTTTGGCGCACCAAGCGCGACCGATTCGGATGGGGATGATCCTGACGATGGTGAGGACGCAGCAGACGATGTTCCGCCACCGCCAGTAGATGCCATCTCCAGAAACGGCGATGTTTGGGCTGTGGGCCAGCACCGATTGATTTGTGGCGATGCCACCGATCAGTCTGTGGTCGCCAGTCTGATGCAGGGTGACAAAGCCACCATGTGCTTTACCTCGCCACCCTATGGCAATCAGCGGGACTACACCAGTGGCGGAATCACCGATTGGGATGGCCTGATGCGTGGCGTTTTTGCCAAACTGCCCGTCACTGACGACGCGCAAGTCCTTGTCAATCTCGGCTTGATCCACCGCGACAACGAGGTCGTTGCGTACTGGGACGGCTGGCATGGTTGGATGCGCACCCAAGAGTGGCGGCGCTTTGCCTGGTACGTCTGGGACCAGGGTCCGGGCATGCCGGGTGACTGGTCAGGACGGCTAGCCCCGAGTTTTGAATTCGTTTTTCACTTCAACCGGCAAAGCCGTACACCCAACAAGATCGTTCCCTGCAAGCATGCGGGTGAAGAATCTCACCTGCGCGCGGACGGGTCGTCTACTGCCATGCGCAGCAAAGAAGGCGAAGTCGGTGGCTGGGCCCACAAGGGTCAGCCTACACAGGACAGCAAAATTCCTGACTCGGTGATCCGGGTGATGCGCCACAAAGGAAAGATCGGCCAAGACATTGACCATCCCGCAGTGTTCCCGGTCGCGCTGCCAGAGTTCATTCTGGAGGCGTATTCCAATACCGGGGACATCGTGTACGAGCCCTTTGGTGGGAGTGGTACCACGATGCTGGCTGCCCAGCGTGTTGGTCGCCAGTGCCGCTCGGTCGAGATTGCGCCGCAGTATGTGGACGTCGCGATCAAACGCTTCCAGCAGACCTTTCCCGGCGTGCCGGTCAAACTGCTCTCGACCGGTCAGACCTATGAGGCGGTGGTGGCCGAACGTAGTAAGTCGGCTGAGGTGGTGCAATGACCACTTCCTGGCTGGCAGACAAGATCCAGCAATGGCCTGTTGCCAAACTTATTCCCTATGCCCGCAATGCCCGGACCCACTCTGATGAACAGGTGGCGCAGATTGCAGCGTCCATCGCAGAGTTTGGATTTACCAACCCCATCCTGACCGGTGCTGACGGTGTGATCGTCGCGGGTCATGGTCGGTTGGCCGCAGCCCAAAAGCTCGCCATGGAGATGGTCCCAGTGGTGGTGCTGGAGCACTTGAGTCCCACGCAACGCCGTGCACTGGTCATTGCGGATAACCGGATTGCGGAGAACGCAGGCTGGGACGAGACCATGCTTCGCGTGGAAATGGAGGCCCTGCAGCTGGATGACTTTGACATGTCGCTCACCGGCTTCGATGCCGATGCACTGGCCGAATTGATGGCGGGCGGCGGCGGTGATGATTCTGGCAACACCGATGACGATGACGTGCCGGAAGTCCTTGCAACCGCAATCTCACGCGCTGGCGACGTTTGGTTGCTGGGTCAACACAGGCTTTTGTGCGGCGACTCCACGTTGGCGGAGAGTTACGCGCAGTTGCTGCAAGGCGAGGAAGTAGACATGGTGTTCACCGATCCACCCTACAACGTCAACTACGCCAATACAGCCAAGGACAAGATGCGTGGCAAAAACCGCGCCATCCTCAATGACAACCTGGGCGATGGGTTTTATGACTTCCTGCTGGCAGCGCTGACGCCCACTGTTGCCAATTGCATGGGGGCTATCTACGTGGCGATGTCTTCCAGTGAACTGGATGTGCTCCAGTCAGCCTTTCGGGAAGCCGGTGGCAAGTGGTCGACCTTTGTGATTTGGGCCAAGAACACCTTCACCATGGGGCGCTCTGATTACCAGCGTCAGTATGAGCCAATCCTTTATGGATGGCCCGAGGGTGGCAAGCACCATTGGTGTGGCGACCGGGACCAGAGCGACGTGTGGCAGATCAAAAAGCCGCACAAGAACGATTTGCACCCCACGATGAAGCCGGTCGAACTGGTGGAGCGTGCCATTCGCAACTCAAGTCGGCCAGGGAATTCGGTGATGGATCCCTTTGGCGGTTCCGGCACCACGTTGATCGCCGCAGAAAAGACTGGCCGGATTGCTCGGCTGATCGAGTTGGATCCCAAGTATGTGGACGTGATCGTGCGTCGCTGGCAGGACTGGACTGGGAAGCAAGCCACCCGCGAGTCTGATGGGGTGGCGTTCGATGCTCAGTCAGTGAGCAGTTCTTCGGAAATTTCGCAGTGAATCACAAATCCTGTGAGGTAAGGCAGGCCGCGAGGGATTCCGTAGTCCTTGGCGGTATGGCGTCCGATGCTCCAGCCCATCCACTTTTGGGTGGCTGCTTGCACCGCTTGCTCCAAGCCCTTGCCAAAGTACAGATGGTTTTGAACTTCGTCCGCAAAGTGGCGTCCATGGCGGCTGTCCAGAAACGCGCGCACTGCTTCAGGAGTGCAGCCAGTGATTTCTGCAATGGCAGGCAATGCGATCGCCCATGCTGCTGGTGCTTTATCTTGCATCGTGCCCCAAAATCCCCAGTCTTCGTTCTGAGTGGAGGGGATGCTGGTGTTGGTGCTCATGGTTTGGTCCTTGATGGTGTTGGTTGCGACACCCGTAGTAACGCGCTGATCAACTGAGAAGCCAAGCTGTTCTTGGCATCTTTTCAATCTATTTTTGAATCACCCGAGGCGGGCGACGTACCTTGCGTAGTCGCCACCTTCCGGATTGACATACAGGTAGGGGCGACCGGGAGCGCAGACCTCCACGCAGAAGTAACCGTCCCCGGTGCCACCACCCTTGCCGCGCAGCCAGTCGCGTGACTTCATCAGGTTGCTTGCAAAGGAGTCGAAGTCGCTAGTGGTCATCTCCCGCGTCTCGGTGACAATGATTCTGGTGTTGCCAAAGCCGCCCACCTCGCTTAGGTCGGCAGGTTTTCTGGCAAAGGGCAGGCGCACGCTCAACTCCTCGACCTGGATGGCGACGCCCTCCCGGGTGATGGTGAGTGGCGTGCGCTCGATGGTGATGGTCATGGTTGATGTCATGGTGGTGGGTGCGTTCATGGTGGATATCCCCTTTATTCGTCGTCAATCACGACAACTGCATGAACGCGCTGTTCCGACCAAAAGCCAAGCTATTTGCAGTATCTTTTCGATCAATACTTTGATTTAGGCGATGCGGTAAACGCGCTCGCCACCCTGGACCTTGTCGGACTCGATGGTCAGGCCGAGCTTCTTTTTGAAGGCTCCGGCAAAGGTGCCGCGCACCGTGTGGGCCTGCCATCCGGTGGCCTCGCAGATCTGCGCGATCGTTGTTCCTTCGGGGCGCTTGAGCATTTGGACCACAGTGGCCTGCTTGCTGTTTTCGCGGGCGCGGACCTTGACGGGATCGGGTGAAAGATCCGTGGCCGGTGCGGCGGGCGCTGAGGCTTGTGCCTCGTTGGCCCACTGAGCCTCGTGTTGCGCCACAGTGGCCTCCATTTCCGGGTCTGCGACCAAGGGTGCCAAAGATGCGATCGATGCGACTGTGGGGCGTGGACGACCCAGTGCGTCGTAGCCTTCGGCCGCGACGTACCAGTGGGTACCGCCGTCCGTGGTGACCAAGGCGCGGTTGAAAAGTCCGTCGAGCACCTTCTTGCGGGCTCCGCCCTTGACGCTTTCAGGAAACCAGACGACCTGGCCGTCGTTGTGATCCAGTGCGTACTGCAGGACTTGGGTTTGGGTGTGGGTGAGTTGAATCGTGGTCATTTGAGATCCTTAGGTCGGTTGGTGATTGGGTTGAAGATTTGCTGCGTGGTGGTTTTCATCGGGGTGGCTTTCAGTCTTCCCAGACCTGTGTGCCGTCCAGGGTGATCCAAAGGCGTGCGTCGTCGAAGGTGGCCATCTCGCGTACTTCCAATCCGGTCTTGCGGTTGGTGCCCGCCTTGTGCGTGTAGCAGTAGGTCTGGCCGTCGTGCTCGACCAGACTGGGGCCAGTCTTGTCAAAGTCGACTTGGATGCGCATCTCGCCGCGTGTGCGGTGGTTGGTGTCGGTGACTTGTGCGTTGATCGTTTTCATTTGCTTGTTTCCGTGTGGTGTTGCGATGCCTCTATGAACGCGCTGTTCCAGATGGAAGCCAAGCTAAATCTGCAAGAAGACAAACAAATGTTTGAAATATCAAATGGGAATCTCGATTCGTGCCTATGCCCGCCACAGGGGGGTCACCGACACCGCTGTGCACAAGGCCATTCGCACTGGCCGCGTCACGCCAGAGGTTGACGGAACCATTGATGCGGACCGGGCCGATGCCGACTGGGCACGCAATACCGATGCGCCCAAAAGGGGAACAAGGGAGCGTGCAGAGAGCGTGGTGGTCCGGGAGACCAACGGCGAATCGTCCGCAGTGTTGCCATCCTCACCGGGTACCGGCGGCACATCACTGCTTCAGGCGCGCACCGTCAACGAAGTGGTCAAGGCGCAAACGAACAAGGTCCGACTGGCCAGGCTCAAGGGTGAACTGGTGGATCGGCCGCAGGCCATCGCACATGTTTTCAAGCTGGCGCGCTCGGAGCGCGATGCCTGGCTGAACTGGCCCGCAAGGGTCTCAGCCCAGATGGCAGCCAAATTGGGTGTGGATGCCCACGCTATGCATGTGGCCCTGGAGGCCGCCTTGCGGGAACACCTGCAGGAACTGGGTGACTTGCGTCCCCGGGTAGATTGAAACGGCGTACGGTATATGGAAGATTACGAAGGTGCCCAGGAGATTGCGCGGGCATGGCGGGAGGGGCTGACTCCAGATCCGCTGCTGTCAGTCTCGGAATGGTCCGACCGCCACCGCATGCTCTCCAGCAAAGCGTCAGCTGAGCCGGGCCGCTGGCGCACCAGCCGCACGCCATACCTGAGGGCCATCATGGATTGCCTGTCGCCCACGTCGGCGGTGGAACGGGTGGTGTTCATGAAAGCGGCGCAACTGGGTGCGACCGAGATGGGGTCGAACTGGATTGGGTATGTGATCCACCATGCGCCAGGACCCATGATGGCGGTGTGGCCCACGGTGGACATGGCCAAGCGCAACTCCAAACAACGGATCGATCCGTTGATTGAGGAGTCCGCAGCCTTGTCGGCACTGATTTCGCCAGCACGCTCACGTGACTCGGGCAACACTATCCTGGCTAAGGAGTTTCGGGGTGGTGTGCTGGTGATGACTGGTGCCAACAGCGCGGTGGGTTTGCGCTCCATGCCGGTGCGCTACTTGTTCCTGGATGAGGTTGATGGGTACCCGCTGGACGTGGAAGGCGAAGGCGATGCGATTTCGCTGGCCGAGGCCCGCACCCGGACCTTCGCGCGGCGCAAGATTTTTATCGTCTCGACGCCGACGATCTCTGGCGTGAGCGCCATTGAGCGAGAGTACGAGGCATCTGACCAGCAGCGCTATTTCGTGCCGTGTCCGCACTGCGCACACCGCCAATGGCTGCGATTCGAGCAGTTGCGCTGGGACAAAGGACAGGCAGAGACCGCAGCCTATATCTGCGAGTCCTGTGACACCGCCATCCTTGAGCACCATAAAACCTGGATGCTTGAGCACGGTGAGTGGCGGGCCATGGTGCCGGAGCATGGAACCAAGACCGCAGGATTTCACCTCTCCAGCTTGTACAGCCCAGTGGGCTGGCGCAGTTGGAAGGACATTGCTGTGGCGTGGGAAGGCGCAGTGAGCAAGGTATCTGGCTCAGCAGCGGCCATCAAGACCTTCAAGAACACCGAACTGGGTGAGACCTGGGTCGAAGAAGGTGAAGCGCCAGACTGGCAGCGACTCATCGAGCGCCGAGAAGACTATTCGATAGGCACTGTGCCCCTTGGCGGCCTACTAATGGTGGGCGGTGCGGACGTACAGAAGGACCGGATCGAAGCCTCGGTCTGGGCATTCGGTAGAGGTAAGGAATGCTGGTTGGTCGAACACCGGGTTCTGATGGGTGACACCGCGCGAGACGTAGTTTGGAAGCAACTCCAGGCAATGCTCGCAGAGACCTGGACACACGAATCGGGGGCGTCGCTGCCCCTGGTGCGGTTTGCACTGGATACCGGCTTTGCCACGCAGGAAGCGTATGCATTTGTGCGTGCCTGCCGTGACTCCCGCGTGATGGCGGTCAAAGGCGTAGCGCGCGGTGCAGCCTTGATCGGCACGCCGACGGCTGTGGACATTACGCAGGGCGGCAAGAAGCTGCGCCGGGGTATCAAAGTGTTCTCCGTCACGGTGGGCATGGCAAAGCTGGAGCTTTACAACAACCTGCGCAAGGCCGCAGACGTTCAGGAGGACGGAACCACTGTGAAGTACCCAGCTGGCTTTGTGCATCTGCCCAAGGTCGACGCTGAATACGTACAGCAGCTTTGTGCTGAGCAGCTGGTCACCCGGCGTGACCGCAATGGTTTCGCCATCCGTGAGTGGCAAAAGATGCGCGAGCGCAACGAGGCGCTGGACTGTTATGTGTATGCCCGGGCCAGTGCCAGTGCGGCAGGCCTGGACCGGTTCGAGGAGCGCCATTGGCGCGAGTTGGAAAAGCAACTTGGTCTGGCACCACAGCCCGAGCCCATTGCAACCCCCGCTGAAATCCTGGCCACCCCAAGCGGTGGCCTTGTTGTTTCTGACGGGCGCAGGGTCGCCAGGCGTGTGGTGCGCAGCCGATGGCTGTCATGAATTTTTTTAAAGGAGTGTTTTTATGAGTCTTGCTACGCGTATTGAGAGCCTGGTCATCCGGGTTGCTCAGGAATTTAACGATGTCCGGGCCACCGCAGGCAGTCTGGCCAGCCTGTCGACGACCGACAAATCGAGCCTGGTCGCTGCCATTAACGAACTCAAGGCAGCAGTCTTGTCCGCGATCGCCATCGACGACAGCCAGATCGCCACGACCAGCACCTACTCGTCCAACAAGATCGTGTCTCTGCTGGACGCGCTCAAGGCCGACATTTTGGGTGGCGCAGATGCCGCCTATGACACTCTGCTGGAGATCCAGCAGGCTCTGCAGAACGGCACAAGCGGTCTGGACGCGATTTTGAGTGCCGTCAATTTGCGTGTGCGCTTCGATGCGGCGCAGACCTTGACGGTGGCTGAACAGCTCCAGGCCCGCACCAACATTGGGGCAGTCGCAGCCAGCGATGTGGGCAACACCGATACCGACTTTGTCCTGATCTTCAATGGGGCGCTGGTCTGATGAGTCTTGCGTCCAGCATTGCCGCTCTGGCTGCGCGTATCGGTTTCGAGGTCAAAACCAAGATCGACGCGACGCATCCCGGTATTGCCCGGGTATGGGTGAGCTTTGGCTACGTGGGTGGTCAGGTGGTGATCCACTGTTCGCACAACGTCGCTAGTGTGGCGCGCACAGCGGCAGGCCGGTACCGCGTGCGTTTCGCTGTGGCGATGCCGGATACGAACTACTGCTGGACGGCGCTGGCTCGCAGCAGCACCAATACCGGCCAGCAGCGCTTGGCCTTGGTGCGTGCCACCTCCGACCTTAAAACCGTGCAGTACGTCGACATCTCCTGCGCGACCGC